AGCCTACCCCCAATCGTTTCTGGTTTACCTTCTCCAACCCCAGAAGAAACACAGGGCCTTTCTACGACAGCTTCCACTCCAAACGTGCCTTTTGGAAGTCGGAGCAGATAGACTCTCGTGACGTAGAGGGAACAGACAAAGAACTGTTCCAACGAATGATAGAACAGTACGGAGAAGACTCTACCGTATCTAGGGTAGAAGTCATGGGTGAGTTTCCAAAGGCAGATGACGATACCGTTATTCCTATGGAACTTATCAACGGAGCGATAGACAGAGAAGTTACACTCACCGCAAGCGAACCGATTATCTGGGGATTAGACGTAGCTAGATTCGGTGGCGACAACTCTGCGCTTTGCATACGACAAGGAAATACAGTTTTAGAAATCATCAGTTTTCAATCCATGGACTTGATGCAGTTATGCGGTGCGATAAAAAATCGTTATGACGACTCAACTGCGATAGAGCAACCACAAGAAATATTGGTTGACGTGATTGGTTTGGGTAGCGGAGTCGTGGATAGATTAGCAGAACAGAATTTACCTGTGCGTGGTGTGAATGTAGCCGAAGCACCGAGCACGAAAAAGAATTATTTAAACCTACGAGCAGAGCTTTGGTTTGCGGTTAAGGATTGGTTGGCGCAGCGTGATTGCCGACTTCCTAATAATGACGAGCTTGCTTCGGAACTCGCTGCGCCTCAATACAAATATACATCATCTGGAAAAATTAAAATAGAAAGTAAAGACGAAATGCGTAAAAGAGGTATAAAATCTCCAGACAAGGCAGACGCATTAGCTCTGACGATGGCAAGCTCGGCTGCATCCTTTGGTGGCAGTCAAGCGTTTATGGGTTATAATTTCAAGAAACCCTTAAAGTCAAGAATATTTAGAGTGGGATAATTTATGGCAAAGAAAAGCACAAAGCAGATCGAAGCAGAAATCGAAATGCAACTGAATGAAGAAACGGACTTAATCAATCTAACGGGAGTCATCAAATCAGAGATGGATGATGCTCGTGATTTTATCTATCAAGTTGGAGAAGAAAGAGCAGAGTCCACCGAATACTATCTTGGCAATGAGCCAGAATCGACAAGCACATTACAGTCTGAGTTTATCTCTACTGACGTTAGAGACACCGTACTCTTTATGTTGCCTTCCATCATGCGTACTTTCTTTGGTACTAAGAAGGTGGTTGAGTTTATACCTAAAGGGCCTGAAGACATTGCGCTTGCCGAACAGCAAACGGATTACATCAACCACGTTATCCAACAAAAGAACAATGGCTTTAAAGTGTTATACGATGCGTTCAAAGATGCACTCGTTAGAAAGACAGGGTTTGTCAAAGTGTTTTGGGATGACTCACTTGATGCAACTACGCACGAGTATTCCAACCTAGACCCCCAATCTTACCAAGCCCTAGTGCTTGACCCTGACGTAGAGATTATCGAAGAAGAGATTACGAAAGAAACGATTACAACACTTGACCCACTTACACAGGAAGAAGTTACACAAGAACTACCCGTCAGTTACGATCTAACCATACGCAGAGTTAAAGAAAGAAGCCAAGTATGTTTAGAGTCTGTACCCCCAGAAGAAATATTAATATCCAGACACGCTAGAGATTTAAACAGCGCATCTTACGTTGCACACCGCATGATTAAATCCGTATCTGAATTGGTTGCTATGGGTTACGACATAGAAGAAGTAGAAGAACACGCTGGCTATGGCGGTAGTGCAGTTGATCCAGAAGCTTATGAAGAAGTACAAGCTCGTAATCCTTTTGACAACATGGTATATCCCGACAGGAACGATGCGGGCGGTAAAGACGTTTTATACATAGAACACTATCTGTTCTACGATTTTGATGATGATGGTATAGACGAAAGAATTAGAGTATGCACGATTGGCGATGGCTTGCACGTTTTAAACGTAGAAGCATGGGATGATCTACCGATTGTCATGTTCTGCCCTGATCCTGAACCACATACAGCGATTGGTTCATGTCCAGCAGACTACTTAAAACCGATTCAAGCAGCAAAGTCTCAGATTATGCGAGACACGCTAGACTCATTAGGACATTCTATTTTCCCTCGCATGGCTGTCGTAGAGGGTCAGGTCAATATTGATGATGTATTGAATACTGATATTGGACAGCCGATTAGAGTGCGTGCTCCTGGTATGGTACAACCTTTTAGCGTACCGTTTGTCGGCAAGGAAGCGTTTCCTGTACTGGGCTATCTCGATGAGTCTAAAGAGAATCGTACAGGGGTGTCTAAAGCATCAGCTGGTCTAAACGCAGATGCTCTTCAATCAAGCACCAAGGCAGCGGTTTCCGCTACCATGTCGGGAGCACAAGGAAGAATAGAGCTAATTTGTAGGCATTTTGCCGAAGGTGGTATGAAAGACCTCTTTGGATTGGTCAACAATCTAGTAATTAAGCACCAAAGTGCTCAAGATATGTTCAGATTGAACGGTAAATTCGTACCCGTTGACCCTAGATATTGGGATACAAACAAGGATATCATCGTAAATGTAGCGATTAGCAAGACTTCAGACGAAGAAAAGTTTGCTATATTGGCGCAATTATCCACAAAACAAGAGCAAATATTGGCTCAATTAGGCCCTCAGAACCCTCTTGTCTCTTTACAGCAATATTCTAATACTTTGAGCAGAATGATCGAAATGGCTGGATTTAAAGACCCAGAATCGTTCATAAATACCGAAGTTCCGCCAATGCCACCTATGCCACAAGAGCCACCGAAGCCAGATGCAGCTGAAATGTTAGCACAAGCAGAGGCTATGAAAGCACAAGTAAGTGCTCAGAAGGCTATGATTGATGCGGAAACAGATCGTATGAAGATTATTATGGATGACGATAGAAGTCGTGACATAGAAGAGGCACAAATACGATTAAAAGCAGCTGAGTTGTTGGCAAAATATGGAGCACAAGTTAATATTGCAGAGATCAATTCCATCATGGAAAGAGATAGAGAATCGATCAGACAAAATGCAAAACAACAAGCTCAAGGATTATTTACTAACAATGCGCCCCAACAAAATTTATGATATTGAAGTCTTAGAAGGTGATATGGTTTACATAGGCAAAGAGGTATTTGCTAAAAGTAAACAACAAGCTTTTGAGATGATGATATTAATGTTTGGTGGTGAGATAAACGAAGATTCAGAAATCATTCTTTGTGAAGAAAAAACGGTGCACTAATGGCTAAAGCAATACGAAGAACCACTAGAGGAAAAGGTGCTAACTACAGACCTACTAAATCTGGTGCTGGCATGACTAAGAAAGGAGTCGAGCGTTATAATAGAGCTAATCCTGGTTCTAATTTACAAACTGCTGTAACAGGAAAAGTAAAGCCTGGTAGCAAAGCAGATAAAAGAAGAAAGTCTTACTGTGCTAGATCACTCGGACAACTTAAACGTAGTTCTGCAAAGACTAGAAACGATCCTAACTCTAGGATAAGACAAGCTCGCAGAAGGTGGAAGTGTTAAAAAAATCTAAGTATAATCTTCTTATGGATATATTAATCGCACTCGTAGTTGTAGCAGTAATAGCTGGCTACTACGTTAAAAAGAAAAAGCCCGAAATTTACAACAAAGTTAAAGAATCTTTAAAGCTATATAAATAAAATGCCAAAAAAAAGAGGACTGTACGAAAACATACACGCTAAACGCAAAAGAATCGCTGGAGGTTCAGGTGAAAGAATGAGAAGACCTGGAACAAAAGGTGCTCCTACCAAGAAAGCATTTAAACAAGCAGCTAAGACCGCAAAGAAAAGAAAATAATCTATGGAACAGGCAGTCCAACTGATTAACGAAGTTGGCTTCCCCATAGCAGCTGCGGGCGGTCTAGGTTTCTTTATATGGAAACTTATCAACCGTATCATCGATGGCATGGAAACTAAGCTTGATACACTTGATGATAAGCAAGCTGAGTTAATCTCCCACATGGAAGAAAGACTAGGTACTAAGCTAGACTCACAGCATGGTATCTTGGTTGCCCTTATAGACAGAGTTAGATCGCTAGACAACGAAATCATACGCCAAGACACAATGATTAAGATTTTATTAGGGCAAAGTAACCTAATAGATATGAATAAAATAGCGAAAGCAGACAGAGAAGATCAGAGGAAAGACTGATGACTAAGTACGATAAACTGCTCGTTGTTTTTGGATTATCTGCTGTATTGTTAGTTATAGCTGTAGATTTACGCACCGATGAAATGGTGCATCAATTTAAGAACCCTAGCTTCTCAGGTGTCGGTACATCCAGTCACTATCTAACTATAGAAAACCAAGAGTTCTCAAGAAAAGAAGCGATACGAGAAGAGATCAAAGCTTACCAAGAAGAACTAGAACGTGAAGCCGAAAACACAACATTAGCTAGGTTTATACGCAACCTAGAGAGTAGAATATACGCACAACTTAGCAGACAGTTAGTTGATAATTTATTTGGTGATGCAGCATCGACAAATGGCATTTTAGAGCTAGAAGGCAACACCATAGAATACAGAGTAGAAGACGACAAAGTAACGCTTATAATTACAGATGAAGAAGGCAACACAACAGAAATTACTGTACCTCTCGGTTCTTTTTCTTTCTAGTTGTGCCTTAATCATACCTCCCCTAGATAACGGAATACCTCCTATAAGAAACATAGAACCCGCAGAGGTGGGTTCGTTAATCATTACGGAGCTTGCAGAAGTACAACTGCCTGTACGCAAACCTGTAGTTGCTGTCTATCCTAAGTCCTTCATGGACAATACAGGCCAACGCAGAAGCAACAGTCAGTACGCTAGTTTTAGTACAGCGATTACACAATCACCCGATGCGTATTTAATCAGAGCACTCAAACACTCTAACGTATTTGATGTAGTAGAACGCACAGGACTAGACAATCTAACCAAAGAAAGACAAATCATACGCACAACCAGAGAAAGCTTTGAAGAAGATCAAAAGCTAAAACCGTTATTGTTTGCTGGTTTGTTAATGGAAGGTGGTGTTGTAGGTTATGAAACCAATATAAAGTCAGGCGGTGCTGGAGCTAGATATTTAGGTATTGGTATGTCTAAACAATACAGACAAGACTCAGTGACCATATCTTTACGCACAGTATCGGTAAGTACAGGAAAAATATTATTAGAGGTATTGGTCACAAAGACTGTTCTCAGCGCATCTATCTCTTCAGATGTGTTCAGATTTTATGCAAACAATACGGAACTCGTTGAAATTGAGAACGGTATAGTAGAAAATGAGTCTATAAATATTGCATTGCAAGCTGCGATTGAAACTGCGGTTTTGCAAACAATCAAGGAAGGCTACGAATCTGGGTATTGGAAACCGAATGAATAAATTAAAACTACTATTACTTCTTGTCTCGCTTAATCTTTATACAGCCGACAATGAGGTATATATAGATCAATCTGGTGCTACGTCTAACCTAGACATAGAACAAGTAGGGGGCAGCGGTAATATTATTGGTGGTTCAGATGCTACAGCTGGTGCATCTAATATGACTCCGTTAGACCTAGATGGTGCAACTATGACGCTAGATATATTACAGAAAGGTGCTTCAAATAAATTTCTTGGTGATATATGGGCTGATAACTACACAGGTTACTTCTCATTTATAGGCGACACAAATACATTTAACATGTCTACAGATGAAACAAACGCAACTGGAGCAGACGGTTCTAATGTAAACGTACAGGTTACAGGAAACACAAACACCATGACACTCAATCACGCTATGACTGCACTAGCAGCGAACTTAGATTTAGATTGGATAGTGCAAGGTGGAGGTAACAGTATTACAGCATCAATAGATGTAGACGGTGCTACTAACTACATGGATATTGATGGTAATGACAACACAGTTACTTATGATGGTGACGGTTATGCGGGTGGCTACTTCTACCTAGATCATACAGGTGGATCAAGAACATTTAATATAGATCAGGAGTCTACGTCAGACAATGATTGGCTTAAGATTACATCTGTTGGCTCTAACGGTACTGTTTGCGTTACTCAGTCAGACGCAACAACTTCATTCGTCTGTTGATATAGGCTCTATATCTGAACTCAGAGGCAACGCACAAGTTCTAAGAGACAAACCCTACGGAGCTGAACTAGACTTTGGCATACTCAGTTATGACAAAGTAGAGACTGCAAATGGTCGTATGGGTATTACGTTTATTGATGATACCGAAATAAGACTAACAGAAAACTCACAAGTGCTGATTGATGAGTTTGTCTTTGACCCTAACCCAGACAACTCCAAGATGGCTCTTACCTTTGCCAAAGGTACTGCACGTTTTGTTACAGGCAAACTTAATAAAGTTCCAAAGAAAAACATCAAGATACGCACCAATAGCGCAACCATAGGTATAAGAGGCACAGACTTCACCATAACTGTAGATGAGCTTGGTAGATCGTTAGTCATTTTATTACCTAATCTTGATGGTACGTCTAGCGGTGAGATAACAGTAGAAACTGCTATGGGAATGGTAGTTCTCAATCAGCCTTATCAATCTACGGTAGCAAGTGTGTATGAACAAGCACCTACCAAGCCTGTTATCTTGGATATAACGCTAGACCTAATTGACAATATGCTGATTGTAAACCCACCAGAGCCTAGAGAAGATTTACAAGAAGATACTCAACAACAAACCACAGCAGACTATTTAGACTTTAACGAACTAGAAGTTGACTACTTGTCAGAAAATTTCTTAGACAATGAAGCAGAATTAGAGTTCACAGAATTAGATATAGATTATTTAGATGTAAACTTCCTAGAAGATTTACTAAGTGTGTTAGATGCTTTAGCTTTTGCACAAGAAGAAGATCAACTAAATCAATCAGCTACGTCTGTAAACATTACGGGAACAGAGGTAGGTCAAGATAAAAAAACACAAATAACAACCTTGGTGCAAGGACAAGCCATATCTTTTAGAAGAATGGTAGGTAATTCTTTACGATTAGATGTTGATAACTCTGGCAGTTATACTATTATTTTGGAACAATCAGGTGTTACAAACACCGTTAAAGTAAATGGCGGTTCTTCTAGCACAATAAAAATTAAACAAGGATCGTCTTAAATAAGTTAAAATTATTATCATTCATTTAATCTATAAGGAGTAATTATGCCTAGAGGTATAGGAACATACGGAAGTAAAAGAGGTAGACCACCTAAAAGAAAAGTAAGAAAAACCGTATATAAAAAGAAAAAGTAATGCCTAAGAAAAAGGCAACGCAAGAGGATAAGCGTAAACAAACCGCTGCCTTTTGGAAGTTTATTTTGCAACAAAGGAAAAACAAAAAAGATGAAAGCACTACTTAAAAATTTAGTTGGATCAGTAGCACCAACCCTAGGCACAGCATTAGGCGGGCCTATGGGTGGTATGGCTGCAAATATGATTGCAGATGTATTAGGTTGTAAGAACGAACCTAAAGAAATACAAAAAGCCATAGACAATGCTACACCTGAACAAATGCTTGAGCTGAAGAAAGCTGAAGCTGAGTTTGAGGTTAAGATGAAAGAACT